GTAACAACCTTTCCAACAAATACAGCATCAGATGTTGGTGGATACTTTGCATTAGTAACTTCTTCAGCAGATGTAAGATATAATGACCCTGCGGTAGATATACCAACTGGTGATATTACAACAACGGGACAATTAGTTGCATCATTGATAACAGATAGTTATTTATTTTTAGGTAACCCTGGTCTTGTGAATCTAAATACTAATGGACAGATTCGTAAAACAGGTGGTAGTGGAGATGCTACTTTCTACTATGAAGTTTATACTCGTTCAGGTTCAGTAGAAACACTTATAGCAACTTCAGATAATACTGCGGTAGTTGATTCATCGGTATATGCCGAGTTCAGTGCAGCTGCTATATTAAACAATGGAACCTTTACAGAAGATGATAGAATCGTTTTAAAGTTCTATGGTAATAGAATAGCAGGTGGAAGTGACCCTTCTTTTAATTTCCAGTTCGGTGGTGATACACCAGTTAGAACTTTATTCCCAGTTCCTGCAACTGTATTAGTATCTCCATGGGATGGACAATTCACAGGTGATGCAACTATAACAGGAACTCTAAATGTAACTGACTCATTTACAAGTTCATTACAAGAAGGATATGCATGGGTAGGGGATAGTAATAATAAAAACATTCAAGTATCAACTGCATCATGGGATGCTCATAGTGATTTAACTTCATTGAATGCATTCACTCAATCACAAGAAGTTCTAAACGCAACCTTTGCTACTACTGGTTCAAATACCTTTACAGGTGACCAAACTATAAATGGTACTAACTTAGCACCAGGCCAAACCTTTATTGCTAAAGATGGAAACTCAACATCAAGAATAGCAGTAAACAATGCTACTTTAGGGGGATTGACAAGTGTAGATATAAACCTAAATGGTAATACTGATATACAAGGAAACTTAACACAAACTGGTGATTATACATTGAGTGGTAATGAAACCATAAATGGAACTAATGTAGCACCAGGTTCAACCTTTATTGCTAAAGATGGTAATGGAAAGGTAAGATTACAAATAAACAACGCTACTCTTGGTGGATTGACTGGAGATGATGTAATAGTAAATGGTAATTTAGCACAAAGTGGTAGTGGTAATACTTCTCTTCAAGGAGATAGTATAAACATAAACTCATATAAAAATGGGACTGGAGCATTAACCTTTAACTACAACAACCCTACCGGAACAAACGCTGGTATGATTATTGGCCAAAACAATCTAAACAATACCTTTTCAGATGTTCTATTTGAGGGAGCTAAAATGAATTTTGGAACTGGTGATGAAAACCTTGATATAGCTTTTGGTAATGGTGGAACTACTAACACAATAAACTTTGCAGTAAGTGGAAGTTCCCAAGCATTAAGGTTACAACCATCTGGTATTACATTAAATAATGATACAACCATAAATGGTAATGAAACTGTAAATGGAACTAATACAGCACCAGGTTCAACCTTCATAGTTAAAGATGGAAACAACACAGCACGAATAAATGTTAACAATGCAACTTTAGCAGGTATAGTAGGAAGTGATATAGTATTGAATGGTAATGTTTCCAATAGTGGAACATTTACCTCAACAACAGAAGTTCAGACACCTTCATTAAAAGCAAATACTATTGCTACCTATGACTCTACAAATGTTCAATTTACTTCTGCTCTCGTTGGAAGTAATGGTTCTGCATTCTCAGCACCTAATAATGTAACACCTTATGTTGCTGAAACTGAAAATGGACAACAATTTAAGGTATTATCAAAAAATGATGCTGATGGTGCTGGACATGGTGTAGAAATATACCAAGGATTGTATGTAAGTAGTTCGTTAATCGTAAGTGGTAATTTAGAGATGGCTCCTAACACTGCTATCGTATCACAAGTATTAGATGCTCAAGAGATATCTACTCCTTTATTATTGGTAGATGAATTAGAACCAAATAGTGGAACTGATATAGCAGTAGCAAGTGGTAATGTAGTATTTGCCGGAACAGGTCAAGTTCTAAACAATGAAAATGGAGCAGTAGTTGCTAATTCGGTAGAAGGAATAAGTGAAATGGCTACTCCTTTATTCTTGGTAGATAGTATAGAACCTAATACAGGAACAGATGTATCTATTACGGCTAATAATTTAATTGTAAGTGGTAATTTACTGATGGCACCTAACACAGCAATTGTAGGACCAATAATAGAAGCTACGAGTGAATTTGCATCTCCGTTAATTTTAGTGGATGATTTAGAACCGAATACTAATGGTGAAATAAATGTAGCGGGTGGTTTTAGTATCAGTCGAGTGGCTGGTTCACCTTCCCAAGCAAAAGTGCAAGTTAATGATATAGACGGTTCATATGGAGCTTTAAGAGCGGGTAACTTATCGTTCTTTAGTGGTGGTGGAGTTTCTAATTCTATCTTTGGTAATTCCGGTGTAGCCGTGAATATTCCAAGTGGTTCTAGCCAACAAGGGATAGTAACCTTTACGGGCCAACCCACTAATTTACAAAACAGTATTGGTTATGCTAATACTACGGCCGGTCGTAATGGTGAAGGTATGTATTATACCACGGGTTCTCAAGGTGATTTAACGGCTCTTACCTTACCAATAGTTCGTATCAAACCTTTTACAGAGTTTGATAACAAAATCTATGTAGGTAATGATATAGATAATTTAGTATTAACTGGTTCGGTGGTAGAGGTGACTGGTAATTTAGTAGCACCTGTATTAGAAGCTACGAGTGAAGCTGCTACTCCATTATTATTAGTAGATAGTTTAGAACCGAATACCGATAGTAAGATTACTATTAGTTCAGCTCTAAAATTAGCTCAACAAGACCCATTACCAAGTGGAACAGTAGGTGAATTAGCAGTATCAGGTTCTAACTTATATTTCCACAATGGAACAAGTTGGGGACAAATAAACTAAAAAATAACTATTACAAGATATAACCTTGTTATATATAAAACCAAAATCAAAATTATGAACGCAAAAACAGTAATACAAAAAATGGTTGCTCTTCTATCCAAAGAAGAAGTAGCCTTTACGTACGCTCGATTGAAAGATGGTACGATTGTAGAATCACCAACTTTTGATGTAGGTGAACCATTAGAAATAGTTTCAGAGGATGGAACTAAAACAGCAGCTCCTGATGGAGAACACGAACTATCACTAAAGGATGAGGAAGGAAATGAAACTCTCATCAAAGTATTTAGCGAAGGGGGTGTTATTACAGAAAGGGAGAATGTAGAACTTGAAGAGATTGAGGAAGCAGAAATGTTACCTGAAGAAGGTTCTAAAGAAATTCCTACTGAAATGGAAGAACAAACTTACGAAACTGCTCCTGGAGATATTCCACAGAGTGGAGATGGAGTTCCTGCAGATGTAGAACAAGGAGAAATCGTTGGTGCAGATGAGGACATTGCTAAAACTATTCAAGATTTATCTTACAGAATTGAAGAGTTGGAAAAACAACTTAAAATGAAAGTTGATGAAGAAGTAGTAGACAAAGATGCAGACATCGAAGAAGAATTAGCTGAGATTGAAATCGAAGTTAAAGAGGAAGATGAGGACGAAGATTTACCAAAATTAGATGGTGCTCCAACTGATATGGTTAAGAAATTCTCAAAAGCCCAAACAAATGATAAATCAATGTCATCAAGAGTTTCTTCACAAGAGAGATTTTTAATGAAAATGTATAATAAATAATTTAACAAACAAAATAACATGAAAAAAAGAGAAAATTTCGCGTTACCAACATTTACTCAAAACACTTACGCAGGTGAGTTCGCAGGAGAGTATATTGCAGCAGCATTGTTATCTGCAAAAACATTAGATAACAAGTTAGTAACTATCAAACCAAACGTGAAGTACAAAGAGGTTATCCAGAAATTGGATTTATCTGGTATTGTACAAGATGCATCATGTGACTTCGTAACCTCTGGTTCAGTTGCATTATCTGAAAGAATCATTGAACCAAAAGAATTACAAGTAAACCTTGAATTGTGTAAGCAAGAATTTGTTGACTCATGGGAATCTTTACAATTAGGATACTCTGCATTTGATACTATTCCAGCATCATTCAATGATTTCTTAATTTCTTACGTAGCTGGTAATGTTGCACAAGCAACTGAAACAGCAATCTGGCAAGGAACTGCAACTAATGGTTCATTCCCAGGATTTGAAACTCTATTCTCAGCATCTGTTGCTGTAGGTGGAGCTACTGATGTATTACCAGCTTTAACTGGTTCTGCTATCGATTCTGGTTCTATTACTTCAGATAACGTATTGAGCAAATTGAATAACGTTGTAAACACTATTCCTTCTGCAGTATATGGTAAAGAAGATTTACTTATCTACACAGGTACTAAAGTAGCAAGAGCTTACCAACAAGCATTAGCAGGTGGAGCAATTGGAGCTAACGGATGGAATAACCAAATGAACGTTGGTGAAAAACCATTCAACTTCAACGGTATTGAAATCGTACTTTGTCCAGGTATGAGTGATGACAAATTAGTTGCTGCTCAAAAATCCAACTTATTCTTTGGAACTGGATTACTTTCAGACCATAATGAGGTTCGTGTTTTAGACATGGCAAATCTAGATGGCTCACAAAATTATAGAGTTATCATGAGATACACCGCTGGAGTACAATTCGGTATTGGACAAGATATCGTTTACTACGGAGCATACTAATTTTAACTAACTAAAAAAACTAATTCAATATGGCAACATGTAATATTTCCCTTGGAAGGAATGAAGTTTGTAAGGAATCGGTAGGGGGACTCCAAGGAGTTTACTTTATCAACTTTACAACTGGTTCTGCAACCAAGGACGGAAATGGTGAAGTTACGGCTTTACCATCAGGTTCAACTGTGTACTACTACGAGTTGAAAGGAAACAGTAGCTATACTGAAACAGTTAATACCTCACGTGATAATGGTACAACATTCTTCTCGCAAGAGTTAACTCTTAACTTGAAGAAACTTACCAACGAGATGACAACTCAATTAAAGTTGTTGGCTTATGGTAGACCACAGATTGTGGTTTGGACTATGAATGGTGAAGCATTATTAGTTGGTGAAAAAGAAGGTGCGGACATGACCGCTGGCACAATTCAAACTGGTGGAGCATTAGGCGATTTATATGGCTATAGTGCTACTTTTACTGGTCAAGAACAATTACCAGCATCATTCTTATCTGGCTCAACTGTATCCGATGCATTCGCAGGATTATCAGTACAACCAACGATAGTGTACGGAACTAACTAATTCAGTATGTTAATAGGGATTCATACTCAATCTTAATATTGAGTTCTCTATATAGACTAAACCCTCATCAGAAATGGTGGGGGTTTTTTTAATTCAACTATTTATATGGGAATGTGTGTTATATATAAGATAATAATTAACTAATACGAGATAATGCTAACTTATTTTGTTTCCCAATCCAATTCCTACTCATTTAGAACCGATGTAACGAGTTCAAATGAATTTACGATGTCATTACAAGATATGACAACGTTAACTGATACCACTGCATCTTTAAGTGGTGTAACATACGATGGGTATGAATCAGTACTATCCTTCACAGCTTCTATTTCTGATACTTTAATTGGTGAAGAATACAGAGCTAAAATATACAATGGTAGTAGAATATTACCTATCTGGCATGGTTCTATTCAAGTATATAAAACACAAGTAGTAAATAAACCTGTATATAAGACACAAAATGATGGATTTATATCCCATGATACAGAAAATGAATTTATAATCATTAAATAATATGAACACAAAAGCAATTTCTAAAGAACAAAAGTTTGCAGTAGTAAACTTCTCTGATAATACTCTTCCAACAGTAATGGAAGATACTAAAACTCGTTACGCATGGGTACCATTCGGAGTATTTGGTCAAGATGATTTTTGGGATGCAATCACACTTGCATATACAGATTCAACTACTAACAACACTTGTATTGATAACCTCGCAGATTTAATCTTCGGTAAAGGATTATATACCAAGGATGAGGAGAAACAAAAACTACTCGATAGACTTATTCCTCAAGAAGAAACTAAACGAGTTGCATTTGATTTCAAATTGTATGGTAATGGTGCATACCAAGTATATTGGAATGATGCTCATACCAAGATTATAAAAATGTATCACGTACCTGTTCAGTATTTAAGAGCAGAGAAGTTATACGATAACACTCGTATCCAAAATTACTACTATTGTACAGATTGGAAAGACCAACGTAAGATTAAAGATAAAATCAAAATCCCTGCATTCGGTACATCTAATGAGAAAAGGGAAATCCTTTATGTAAAACATTACTCACCTAACTTATATTACTATGCATTACCTGATTGGGTAGCTGCTCTACAATACGCTATATCAGAAGGTGAACTATCTAACTTACACATCAATAACATTACCAATGGTTTCTTACCAACGATAATGATTAACTTCAACTCTGGTATTCCAGCACCTGAAGAAAGACAAACGATTGAGGATTTATTGTATAGTAAGTTTACAGGAACTAACAATGGTGGTAGATTTATGGTATCATTTAATGATGACCCTGCATTAGCACCAACATATACTCCAATACAAGTAGATAACCTACACGAAAAATATCAGTACATTGCTGAATATGCCCAAGATAGAATACTTGTAGGACATAAAATAACATCACCCCTTTTATTTGGTATTAGAACTGCTAGTAATGGATTCTCTTCTCAATCAGAAGAAATGAAAACTGCATTTTCTATTATGCAAACCATGACAGTACAACCCTTTCAGAATACTCTTTTAAACTCGATTGTAGGAGCTTTAACAGATGGAGGGTATGAAGATATGGAATTATACTTTGAACAACTTACACCTCTTGTAATCCTTACTGATACGGCTGAGGATACAGACCAAACTATTGAACAAGTTGAGGATGAAGTAAATGATTCAATGGCAACTCCAACTGAAACAGATGAGAATGATGGTGAAGTAGTAAACGATACAGTAATCAAACGTGAAGATAAATTTGATTATAGTTTACGAGGTGCATTTTTTGATAAAGAATACGAAACAGAAACAATACAGGATTAACTATGGCAACAGCATTATTTATTAGTAGAAACGATATAATCAAGAACTCCCCATTACAAGGAGCGATTGATGCGGATGCATTATTACCATTCATGCAAACAGCACAAGTAAAATATATTAAAAACTTGATTGGTACTGTCTTGTATGATTATTTACAAGAACAGATTGTTGCAGGAACGTTTAGTTCTTTATCAGTTGCTTATCAAGATTTAATGGATGACCATATCAAACCAACATTGATTTGGTATTCATGTGTAGAATATATACCATTCAGTTCAATTCAATTTAAATCTAATGGAGCGGTTAAACAACAATCAGAACAAGGTTCTGCTCCTAATAAAACGGAAGTAGATTATTTGAAACAACAAGCACAGACAAATGCAGATTACTACGCATTACGTTTACAGAATTATCTAATCTCGTATAGTAATCAGATACCACAATACCTAGAAAGTGTTGGAAATCAAACGCAAATCTATCCTGACCAAACAAATCAATTCTTTGGTGGAATACAATTATAACATATGGCAGCAATTATACATAATTCAGGTGTAAACAATACCCTTTACTATAATATCTTAAATTACTTTAAGACCATTATGGAAAACCATCCATCCTTGGCTCACGTTACTCAAGGACCTGGTAGTGAATTTGATACAAAGGAATTTCCAATGTATCCTGTTGGTAATATTGATATTCAAGTTGCAAACTTTACAACTAATACAACTGAGTATGAAATACAACTAATCATTGCTGATAAAATTAAAAATAAGAACAATGAATCGGAACCAACAACGAATGAACAAACTATTCCTTTTTACGGCGTTGATGATGTTGTTGATATACATGCTAACACATTAGCAATCTTAAATGATTTAACTGCTTACACACAACGTTCAGTAGATGGATTTGAAATAGATGCTACTATTACTAATGAAGCATTTACAGAAAGATTTAACAATGGTTTAGCAGGTTGGGTATCTACCTTTACATTGATTACACATAACGATAGACCAAGGTGTATATTTGATTTATACCCAATTCCAACAACTACAATTGCACCCACAACTACTGTTGCACCAACAACCACTACAACCTTACCTCCAATATATTATTATACATCATATGGTTTAACTGGATTAGGACCATTTACTTATACAACTTATGATGAACCAGGTGTTGTTAAAGAAAAAACTTTATTATCAGGTGAAGAGTTTACTTGGATTGGAACATTAATAAGTTCTAACTTTGTACTGATATTCCAAGGACCACAAGTAAGTGGACCTGTAACATTTGAACCAAGTTCAGATTGTATAGATTTAGAATTTTACAATAATGCAACTGCAGCAATGTTACAAGGATTTTATGTACCATGTGGTGGAACAACTTACCAAGCATTAAATGTACCACCGAAACAAACTGTTAATGTTTGTGCATCTTATGTAGAGTTGTTAGATTGGAATGGACCAAATGCAAATAGAATACTAACTGAAGGTGGTAGTTGTAGTTAAGATATGGCAATACCAGTTAAACAAACTAACACATTAAAAGATTTAGTTAAAAAAACTACTGATACTATGGTATCTCTTGCACCCAAGGATACTGGCAATCTACGTAGGAAAATTCGTTCTGCAAATACTTATTCCAAAGTAGTTAGTGGTAAGGGAATGAATACAACTTTAACTTATCAGTATGCACCTCAAGGAGCGGAATATGGTAAATGGTTTAATGACCCACCACGAGTAGTTAAACGAACCAAGTTAAAACAAACTGCAGAACGTAAGGGTAATTGGCAATACAAAGATAATACCTTTAAGGATAGTGAAGTAAAATCACTAACAGTTCAACTAGCTCAAGAGATGTTTGGTAACCTTGTAATAGATACTATACGGAAGCAATTAAAATAAACCTCCATACCAATATCATTTATTTTGGTTATATATTAAACTGATTTTATTATGGCATTATCATTTACACAAGAAGCAACACCATTGAATATGGCACAATCGCCAATTCCTTACACATTAAGTGAAAGTGGTGATGTAATAACGTCATCTTCATTCCAATATGTTTTAGATTTATATTATTGGAGTGGTGCAGATACTGCTAAACCAAGTTCTCCAAATTATACATTAGTTAAATACCCCAATGAAAGTGGAGTAGGTATATTTGATGTTAGTAGAATCTTAAACTCAACCCTTACAGATTTATTAGAAGCAAACCCTTC